ACTTGGTTCGGTCAAGACGAGGAGATGACCAGTCTTGCACTTGGGCTACACCAAAAGCTGGTCAAACAGTACGGAAATCAGTACACGTCCACCGACGAGTATTGGCAGAAGATTGACAACACAATGCGTCAACGCTTCCCGGACTACTTCCAAAGTGATTCTTCGCCGCAACCTGAAAGGGCTGCGCCGCGCACAGAAAAGCCGTCCACGGTCGTAGCACCTGCGACCCGTAGCACATCCTCCAAAAAGATCGTGCTGAAAAAGTCGCAGTTGGACACTATTAAAAGGCTTGGGATTACTCCTGAACAATACGCCCGTGAACTAATGAAAATGGAGGCCAACAATGGCTGAAAACAGACTCACTCGTGAACTTGAAACTCGTACCGTGCAGGAACGTCCAAAGCAGTGGACTCCCCCTGAGCTTCTCCCTGAACCAGATAAGCAGCCCGGTTTCGCGTACAGATGGATTCGCGTCTCGACTTTGAACAACGCTGACCCACGTAACCTTTCCGCCAAACTGCGTGAAGGCTGGGAGCCAGTCAAAATCGAGGAGCAACCAAAATTCCAACTGCTAATCGACCCGAATAGTCGCTTTAAGGACAACGTTGAGGTTGGTGGGTTGTTGCTCTGCAAGACTCCCGAGGAGTTGGTGGCACAGCGTAATAGCTACTACCAGAAGCAATCTGAAGGTCAGATTGAGTCCGTGGACAACAACTTGATGCGTCAAAGCGACCCGAGGATGCCGCTCTTTAACGAGAGAAAGTCCACTGCGTCGTTTGGCAAAGGAAGTTAATTCTTTAATTTTTGGAGTCCAACATGGCATATCCGACTGTATCGGCCCCCTACGGCCTAGTACCGATCAATTTGATCGGCGGTCAGGTGTTCGCGGGCCAGACTCGTGAACTCCCGATTGCCAGCAATACTGCTGGTGCTATCAACAATGGCGACATTGTTCGCCTATCGTCTGGCTTCATTGTCAAAGAGACAGGTACTACTACTGTTTCCGCGACAGGTGTTGTCGGTGTTTTTCTTGGGTGCAGCTACACTAACCCATCGACTGGTCAAAAGCTGTTCGCTAACTCGTATCCGGGTAGCGTTGTTGCTTCTGACATTTTGGCTTATGTAGCAGATGATCCTGATCAGTTGTTTAAGGTTGCTGTGACTGGCGGTGCAACTTCGACCACCATCACACCGATTGACAACCTGATTCTGGGTAACAACATGGCTATTTCGCAGCCTTCTTCGAACACCACTATTTCGGGTAACTCGAATATTGGTGCCTACGATTCGGGTTCGAACACTGCCGCATCGTTGCCTTTGCGGGTAATTGGTCTGATTGAAGAGACCGTCGATTCCAACGGCAACTACAGCGAAGTAATCGTTAAGTGGAATGCTCCGTATATGGCAGCTACCACAACGGCTACGGGCGATCCGCTTGTTTACACTACTACGGTAACTGTGACTGGCGGTCATCAATATCTCAACCCGACCGGCACTGCCAACGTATAAGGGAGTAAACCATGGCTATTTCACGCGCACAACTACTGAAAGAGCTGCTCCCCGGCTTGAACGCACTGTTCGGTCTGGAGTATGCCCGCTACGGCGAAGAGCACAAGGAAATCTACGAAACCGAGACTTCCGAGCGTTCGTTCGAAGAAGAAACCAAACTGTCTGGCTTTTCTGCCGCACCGGTTAAGAACGAAGGTTCTGCAATCGCGTACGACAACGGTCAGGAAGCTTGGACTGCTCGATACAACCACGAAACCATCGCTTTGGGTTTCTCGCTGACCGAAGAGGCCATCGAAGACAACCTGTATGACAGCCTGTCGGCTCGTTATACCAAGGCGCTGGCTCGTGCCATGTCGTACACCAAGCAGGTTAAAGCGGCAGCAGTGCTGAACAACGGCTTCTCGGCTTCGTATCCGGGCGGCGACGGCAAGGCTCTGTTTGCTAACAACCACCCACTCGTTTCTGGCGGCACCAACTCGAACATTCCTTCGACGGCTGCTGACTTGAACGAAACCTCGCTGGAAAACGCTGTGATTCAAATCGCTGCGTGGACTGACGAACGCGGCCTGCTGATCGCAGCTAAGCCACGTAAGCTGATCGTCCCACCTGCTCTCCAGTTCGTTGCTACTCGTCTGTTGGAAACCGAACTCCGCGTCGGCACCAATGACAACGACATCAACGCCCTGAAGAACAACGGCTCGATCCCAGAGGGCTTTACGATCAACCACTTCTTGACCGATACGAACGCATGGTTCCTGACCACTGATGTTCCTAACGGCATGAAGCACTTTGTTCGTACGCCGCTGTCTCAGTCAATGGATGGAGACTTCGATACAGGGAACGTCCGCTACAAAGCACGTGAGCGTTATTCGTTCGGCTGGTCGGATCCTCTGGGCATGTACGGCAGCCAAGGGGCTTGATCTAAAACCTAGGCTTTATGCGGGTTTTGAGGGGGCTTCGGCCCCTTTTTAAATATGTGTTGTGTTACTCGTTACATTAGTGTATTCTACCCTCACTTTACCTATATCGAATCGGAGGGTGTATGGCACGAGGTATTTACAAGATCATCAACGTAGTCAATAACAAGTTCTATGTAGGTAGCGCGGAAAACTTTACGCGTCGTAAACGGATACATTGGTGGATGCTACGGCGCGGAACTCACGGCAATAAGCATCTTCAAGCTGCATGGGGGAAGTACGGTGAGCAGGCTTTTACTTTTGTTATCGTTGAGGAGTTGCCCGAAGGGGTAGATGTTCTAGCCGCTGAGAATATTTGGCTTAAAGAGCATGTGGGTAAGGAGTATTGCTACAACATAGCTACAGACGCCACGTCCCCCCAAACAGGTATGTACGGGGAAAAGAACTCAATGTGGGGCAAAACCTTTTCCCATACCGAAGAGGCCAAAGCCAAGATTGCTGCCGCTTCCAAAACTAGGGTGCAGACCGACGAGGAAAAAGCCAAGCGGCGTAAATCCATGCGGGGGCATCATGTAGCGCCGTCCACCAAAGCAAAAATCTCCGCCACCCTATCTGGCGAAGGCAATTATTGGTTTGGTAAGAAGCGCCCTGACCACGGTGTCAAGGTTAGTAGGCAAGTTGTAGCTACAAGCCCGGACGGAAGAACGCTGAAATACGACAGTATTCAGGCACTGCGAGAAGCGTCAGGAATAAAGCCGCCGACAGCTAATCGAGCGTTGAAATCCGGCTTGCCGTTGAAGCGTGGCCCCTACAAAGGATGGTCATTTAAATACCTTGACTCCCCCCTTGCCCAGTAGTATAAGAGCGGTAATACCGGGAATACCGGTGCGTCGAACAGTCCCGGCTGACTTCATGCAGATCGACGTACCTAACCGCATGAGGGAAAATTCAAATGGCACTTTCTACCACCCAAAGTATTTGGCGTTCGGGCGGCGGCGATCAGACTCGCACCGCATACTGTGGCTCCGGCGTGATGGCTGCTGAGTTCTACATCGCTGACGCTTCTCCTGCCACTGCTGGCACTAACGTCGCTATTTCTTCGGCTGCTGGCGCTCCTGCTCTGGTTCTCCCGGCTGGCGCAGTTATTCTGTCCGTAGTGATTACTGACGCTGGCACAGGTACTTGTGACCTTGGCGCTACCGGCTACAACTCCGGCACTGCTGACAACAACTTCTTCGCCTCTGGCTTGGCTGTTTCGGCATTGGGCGTTATTACTTCTGGTTTGACTTTTGCACCATCGACTGAATTGTCGTATGTGACCGTGACCGATAACACTTCGGGCGCTGGCACTGTTGCTGGCTACATCACTTACTTCGTCGCCGATCCGCTGGTTGGTCAGCAGAACGTCTAATTAAGGAGCATCATCATGATGCAAACAGACGTTAAATCGGCACAGGTAACTTCTACCAATACGGCGTATGCCGACACGACCCGTGTAAAAGCGGTGACTGTCAGCTACGCCTCTGGTGGTACGGTTGTCCTGAAAGACGGTGGTTCAGGCGGCACTACGCGGTTCTCGTTTACGGCACCAGCGATAGCGGGGTCAGAGCATATTCTGTTCCCCGGCGAGGGCATCAAATTCAATACTGATGTACACGCTACGCTGTCTAGCGCGACTATTGTGGTGTTCTATGGCTAATTACGGAAAAGTTTCTTCCGTAACTCAGCGAGGCTTGTACGAGCCGTTTGAGTTGCAAGTCTCGCGCGGGCAAATCGCCTTTCACCGGAATGTGACGGTGTTTGGCTTTAATGCTGATGTAGACACAGCGCAAGTAACCGTCTGGCCTTTGCCTAGCTTGATCACTTTCCCAGCGGCTCCGCTTCAGATGACTGTCAGTTCAACCAACGCAAACGATACAAGCAACGGTACGGGCGCTCGGACGATTGTTGTGCAGGGCTTGGATGCAAACTACAACGAAGTTACAGAAATCGTCACGATGAATGGTCAGACGGCTGTGACGATGACCGCGTTCCTGATTCGTATCAACTACGCTTATGTAGCGACGGCGGGTTCTGGAAATGGTGCTGCTGGTGACATTTATATCGGCACGGGTACTGTGACCGCTGGTGTTCCTGTGACCACCTACGACATCATTAAGTTTGATTACAACACCACGATCACGGGTAGTTGGACGGTTCCTGCTGGTTACACGGCATATGTCTCACAGGGTTTGTTCTCTGCTGGTCAAGCTGGTGGTTCCAACCAAGTTCAGGGACGGCTGTTGACTCGTGGCACAGACAACATTCGGCGCACTGCTGCGGTTACAACTCTGAATAACGGTGTGGCTGACTATGTCTTTGAGTATCCGCTGGCTGTTTCGGAAAAGACCACCATTGAGGCAACAGCAATTGGCAGTTCCAATAACAACGGTGTTTCTTCGATGTTTATTTTGTTGCTAGTGGCTAACAGCTACGACGCGGGACATACTTAATTATGGCTAAGACTCCGGCATGGACGAGGAAAGAGGGAAAGAATCCCAAAGGCGGCTTGAATGCCAAGGGACGCGCCTCCGCGAAAGCGCAAGGCATGAACTTGAAACCTCCCCAGCCGGAAGGCGGCGCAAGGAAGAAATCCTTCTGCGCACGTATGTCAGGAATGAAGAAAAAGCTGACAAGCGCCAAAACCGCGAACGATCCGAATAGCCGTATCAATAAAAGTTTGAGGGCTTGGAAATGTTGAAAGAACACATCGAACCAGACCTGATGGACAACATATCCATCCTTGCGGGGTTGGGCGTTATTCTTGGATGGTTACCAAACGTGCTTTCTATTGTCACTATTGTGTGGTTTAGCATCCGTATCTGGGAATCCGACACGGTTCGTGGTTTAACTAACCGGAAGAAACTCGATGCCAGCCAAGAGTGAAAAGCAGGAAAAATTTATGCAGGCGGTTGCTCATAATAAGAGCTTCGCCAAGAAGGTAGGAGTGCCCCAATCCGTGGGGAAAGAGTTCACTAAATCAGGAGGCGGTATGGCTGAGTCAAAGAAGATGGTTGGTAAAGAGATTGCGTTCATGAAGAAAAAGGGCGCTCCTAAATCGATGATTAAACATGAAATGGCGGAGGCTGGTATGAAGAAGATGGCTAAAGGTGGTTACGCAGGCGGCGGTGTTATGCCTTCCAAAATGGGCGCTGTGAAAACTGCTGCTCCTAGCCGTGATGGTGTTGCAGTCAAGGGCAAGACCCGTGGCAAGATGGTAACGATGGCTGGCGGCAAAGGTATGAAGAGCGGCGGGAAGGCTTGCTGACATGATGGCCTCACGCGGGATGGGTGACATTAACCCTGCCAAAGTCAAGAAGATCAAGAAACGGGACGGCAACGAGCCTGTGAAGGTCTACAAGGATGGCGGTGCGACTAAGTCCCGCGTGAATGAGGCTGGCAACTATACGAAGCCGGGGATGCGGAAGTCGCTCTTTGAGAGCATCAAGTCCCAAGCTACGCAAGGTACAGCGGCAGGACAATGGAGCGCGAGAAAAGCACAGCTTCTCGCCAAGAAGTACAAGGCAAAAGGCGGCGGGTACAAAGGATGAAAGCCCCGCAACAAAGTCTGAAGTCGTGGACGGAGCAGAAATGGCGCACAAAGAGTGGCAAGCCGTCGTCGAAGACTGGGGAAAGGTACCTGCCAGAAGGCGCTATCAAGTCTCTCAGCCCAGCCGAGTACGCAGCAACGACCAAGGCAAAGCGGGCAGGAAAGAAAGCCGGAAAGCAGTTCGTCGCACAACCGAAACGCATAGCCCAGAAGACCGCGAGGTTTAGATAATGGCTTTTACCACCTCCACAACTGACTTTAACCCCGACGTAAACGAACTCTTTGAAGAGGCGTTTGAGCGTTGTGGGCGCGAGTTGCGTACCGGTTATGACTTCCGGACGGCGAGGCGTAGTCTTAATTTCTTGATTACCGAGTGGGCTAACCGGGGTATTAACCTGTGGACGATTGAGCAGGGGCAGATTCCACTAGTGCAAGGGACAGTTACCTATGATCTACCTGATGATACCGTTGATCTTCTTGAGCATGTTATTCGTACTAGTCCCGGACAGATTGGTAATCAGACAGATATAAACATCAACCGTATCTCTGTCTCAACCTACTCGACGATCCCAAACAAATTAGCGCAGGGTAGGCCCATACAGGTCTGGGTAAACCGTCGCAGTGGGCAGACAACTGACTTGTTAGGCGCGACACCACAAGTGCCTCAAATTAATGTGTGGCCTTCGCCGGATCAGGGAAGTTTAGCCTCGCCCTTTTACTATTTTGTGTATTGGCGCATGCGCCGGATGTACGACGCGGGCACAGGTACAAATGTAGAAGATATCCCATTCCGCTTCCAGAACTGCATGGTGGCAGGGCTGGCCTATATGTTGGCAATGAAGTTGCCTGACATCACGGTGGATCGTATATCCATGTTAAAAGCGCAATATAACGAGGCTTGGGATTTGGCCTCTTCGGAGGATCGTGAAAAGGCACCGGATCGGTTCGTGCCGCGTACGCTGTTTTATAGGTGATGTATGCCGAGTAAGTATTCAAGCGGCAAACACAGTATTGCGGAGTGCGACCGTTGCGGGTTTCGCTTCAAGCTGAAAGAATTACGCAAACTGACGATCAAGACCAAGCAGGTGTCGATCAAAGTTTGCCAAAGCTGCTGGGAACCAGATCAACCGCAGTTGCAGTTAGGTATGTACCCGGTCAACGACCCACAAGCTGTACGGGAACCGAGACCAGATAACAGCTACAAGCAGTCGGGCTACAGCGGGTTGCAGATATTTGATACAACCGGGCCTACTGTAGATGAAGATGGGTACCCGATGGGCGGTAGCCGAATATTTCAGTGGGGCTGGGCTCCGGTGGGTGGGGCAAGTGGAAATGATGTGGGGCTAACGCCAAATGCTTTGGCTCCTATTAGTGTAGTAGGTAACGTCACAATTTCGTAGGAGCAACTATGGACAGCATGAAGAAAGTAGCCAAGGCAGAAGTCAAGGCGCATGAAAAGCGGATGCACAAGGGCATGGCTAAAGGTGGCGTGACCAGCGAAGCTATGAAGAAAATGGGCCGTAATATGGCTCGTGCGATGAATCAGCGTTCTTCTGGAAGAGGTCGATAATGGAAAAGATCAAACCTTCACCCTACAAAGCCGAAGTCAAGAATCAAACTGGCACGGAATACACCAACGAAATGAACATCGGTGGTGGTGTAGTTAGCAAAGGCAACTACAAAGAAGCTAAGACTTCCGGCATCAAGATTCGCGGTACTGGTGCGGCAACTAAAGGTGTAATGGCGCGTGGCCCGATGGGTTAATCATGACGTATACAGAGCTTGTTACCGCAATTACGGCGTACACACAGAACTACGAAGCTGATTTCGTAGCAAATATTCCTACGTTCATAAAACAGACGGAGACCCGTGTATACAACACGGTGCAGATTCCTGCGCTCCGCAAGAACGTGACTGGTGTGACAACCAACGGTAACAAATATCTGTCTTGCCCTGCTGACTTCCTGTCAGTGTTTTCAATGGCAGTGATTGACGGCGGTAACTACGAATACCTGCTGAACAAAGATGTGAACTTCATGCGGGCGGCATACCCTAGCGCAAGTACAACCGGTTTGCCCAAGTATTACGCACTGTTTGGCCCTACGGTTGCTAACAACATCATCACAGATGAGTTGAGCTTTATATTAGCCCCAACGCCCAACGCTGCCTACTCGGTTGAATTGCATTACTACTATTACCCAGAGACCATCGTTACAGCGAACCGTACATGGTTGGGTGACAACTATGATCCTGTCTTGCTGTATGGCTCACTCGTGGAAGCGTATATCTTCATGAAGGGTGAGCAAGACATGATGGCGTACTACGAGAAAAAGTTTCAAGATGCACTTGGTCAACTCAACCGTCTGGGTACAGGTCTTGAGCGTGGTGATGCTTACCGTGATGGTCAGGCGAAGATTAAGGTGAATCCGTAATGCCTATCCAGCAAGGACTGACGAATAGCTTCAAGCAGGAGATGCTCCAAGCAGGGCAGAACCTTGCTACGGACACGCTCAAGATGGCGTTGTATACGGCGCTTTCTGACATCGGTCCATTGACTACTGCTTACACCACAACCAACGAGATTACCGGCACAGGCTATACCGCTGGCGGGGAGGCAGTTACAGGTGCGACCATCTCAACAGATACGCAGACGGGTACGGTGTATGTGGACTTTGCCGATGTGTCGTGGCCCGGAGCTAACTTCACAGCCCGTGGCGCATTGATCTACAACGTGACTCGGTCAAACAAGTCTGTAGCTGTGCTGGACTTCGGTTCAGACAAAACTTTTACTTCAACCAACAACACCGTCACCATGCCAGCGAATACGGCAACGACGGCTTTAATTCGTTTTCCTTAAGAGGTCATCATGCCTATCGCAAAATCAACTATGGGTGAAACCGTTCAGGCTGGCGTAGGCAAGTCCGCGCAGGGCGACGCTCGTGTAGGTCTGGGTGGTGTATTTAACGTGCAGTGCTTCGATGCTGACGGTAATCTGAAGTGGGAAGATCAGTTCCACAATCTCGTTGTCAACGAAGGGCTGCAAGACTTAAACAACAAGTACTTCAAGGGTGTGACTTACAGCGCCGCTTGGTATCTTGGTCTGGTAACCGGTCCCGGTTCTGGCACGACCTACGCTGCTTCTGACACGTTGGCTTCTAAAGCGTGGACTGAGTTCACAGACTACACCGGAAACCGCAAGGCGGTGACATTTGGTACGCCTACGCTGGCTGATCCATCGGTGATTGATAACTCAGGTTCACCTTCATCGTTTGTTATTACCGGCGGTGGTGGCACTGTTGCTGGCGCGTTTCTGACCAGTGTAGCTACGGGCACATCGGGCATCCTGTTTTCAGAAGGCGACTTCACAGGCGGCGACAAGATCGTAGCCTCAGGTGACACTATTAATGTCACTTACACATTCAACGCAGACGCAGCGTAACGGAGGACATATGGCGGCATTTAAAAAAGGCGACACCGTCAAGGCCAAGGGCGTAATCCCACAAGGCCCGGTAGAAGCCATGAAGATGGATGAAGATGGCAATATCCAGTACCTGATTTCGTGGACTGACAGCGATGAGGTGACACAGTCGCGCTGGTTCGATGAGGATCAACTGACGGCAGGATAAGAGGTTAAGGGCGCATGTTTGGCATCACGACCTTTGCACAAGCGCCCTTTTCCGCACTGGGCGGGACAGTATTCGCCGTTTCGGTTTCTGAGACAGTTAATGCGAGTAGTGCTGAAGCTGCGCAGTTTGATGTACTTGCTTCAGTAAGTGAGTCAGTAGCAGGATCAGATGCAGTAGCAGCGCAGTTTATTGTTAACGCAGCGGTAAGTGAGACAGTAAACGGCAGCAGCACAGAAGATGTAACGGTTGACTACGGTGTTGCCTTAAGTGAGTCGTTGATTGGGTCTGATGCGTTTGCAGGACAAGCAGACTTTGTAGTAGCGGTAAGTGAGACAGCATCTGGGTCAAGTAGTGAGGCAGCACAGACGGACTTTGCAGTTGCGGTAAGTGAAACTGTGACAGGTTCGGATGCGGTAGTAGCGCAGTTCAACGTCAATGCAGCAGTAAGCGAGACGGTTAACGCCAGCAGCACGGAAGCGCCGCAAGTTACGTTTATAAGTGAAATAAGTGAAGCGGTCACAGGCAGTGATAGCAACGCAGCGCAGGCAGATTTTGCTGTATCGCTAAATGAGTCGGTAACCGGTAGTGATGTAAACGCGGCGGGGGCGATATTCGTTGCGTCGTTGCTGGAGCAGTTTGCGGCGGCAGATGCGTTTACTTGCCGGTACTTGTGGGAGTTGATTGAGACCTCGCAGCCGCCGGTGCCGCCAATCATTGAAGTAACTGTAGCAACATTTAGTGGTGTAGGGTTCTCTGAGATGTCGTTCTCCGGGGATTCACGCAGACAAGTATCGGCGGGTACATGGGTGGATATTCAGAACAACACGAATAGCGACTGGACTACGCTGGATACGGATCAGCCACCGGGCTGGAGCATTATTGAGACAGTATAGGAACTAACATGCCACTTGTAGTCAGAGACCGAGTAAAGGAAACCTCGATAACCGCCGGTACTGGCACTTTGACGCTAGACGGTGCGGTAGCAGGGTTCCAATCATTTGCGGCGATAGGTAACGGTAACACCACGTACTACACTATCGTTGACAACATCGCTAACACATGGGAAGTCGGGATCGGTACTTATACCTCCTTAGGCACGACGCTCTCCCGTGACACGGTGCTGGCGAACTCGCTGGGCACCACAGCACTAATTAACTTCGCTAGTAACAGCAAGGATGTCTTCTGTACCTACCCGGCAGGGCGGTCAGTTTATTCTGACGGTACTAATATCACTCCGGCGACAGCGGCAACGGTACTAACAACCAGCGGCGGCACGGGCTTATCTAGCTACACAGCGGGTGACCTGCCTTACTTTGCTGCGGGTACGGCGTTTACCAAGCTTCCAATTGGTGCGGCGGGTAGGTTCTTAACCTCTACAGGCACGGCTCCGCAGTGGTCTGATCCCACAGGTGTGGCGGTAACAAGTATTACGTTCGGAACTACAGGCTTAACTCCTGCGACGGCAACACAAGGTGCGGTAACAGTAGCCGGTACGCTCATCACATCCAACGGCGGTACGGGTTTAAGTAGCTACACCGCAGGCGACCTTCCCTACTATGCAGCCGGTACGTCATTAACTAAACTTGGCATCGGTGCAGCTAACACCGTCATGACATCGAGTGGCTCTGCGCCGCAGTGGTCTACAAGCATTAGTTTAACGACGGTAACTGCGCAGACGGTGGTGGCTTCGAACGGTATCTTTGTAAACGGTGCGACGGTGTCAACGAGCTACTCCATCCCGAGCGGTAGTAATGCGATGTCAGCGGGTGTGATTACGATTGCGAACGGTGTCACAGTCACGGTGCCGGATGGCTCACGCTGGACTGTAGTCTGAAGGATTAAAACATGGCAACGACGATAACAGCGGGTAATGCGACGAACGGTGCTGCGATTAGCAGCGACAACACCGGGATACTGGAATTTAAAACAGGTACAGGTTCTGGCACAACCGCGCTTACACTCAGTACGGGGCAACAGGTGGCTTATGCGTTAGGTACAGCGGCTGCGCCATCAATCACATTCTCGGGGGATACCAACACCGGTATTTTTTCCCCTACAGCAGATACGATTGCATTTGCTGAAGGCGGTGCAGAAGTAGCTCGGTTTGATAGCGCGGGGAATTTTGTGCTTGGAACCACTTCCTCGCTGAGTGCTGCTGCAAACCGGATTGACCTGACTATCAACGGTACATCGTCGGCAATCTTGTCGCTTGGTACTGGAGGTGCTCGCAGAGGCTACGCGCTGCATGATGGTACTGACTTCACGATTGCAAATGAAACAGCAGGGGCTTTGCGATTCTTAAACAGCGGTTCCGAACGCGCCCGTATCACCAGCACAGGAAACTTTGCAATCGGTACTACGGTAACTACAAACTTTGGCGACCGTGGTTTATACGTTTCAGGAAATAATGGTAGTTATTCCGCTGTTTCAATCGGTGCTTCCGGCAGCGGTTACGGATGCGTTGGCTACGGCATAGGGTTTACAGCAACTGACGGCCAGATTAAAGCACTGGCGACCGATAACATGTCTTGGCTGCGCTTCCAAAACGGCGCGTTCCAGTTCTTTCAACAAACATCTGCCACAGCGGGAACAACGTACACCGGCACACAAGCAATGACGCTGGATGCGAATGGTCGTTTGGGGATTGGTGTAACTACCCCCGGTGTTGGACTTCAGGTGACAGGTAATGCGTCGGCTTTAGTTAGCACCACTCATTATTGGAATTACAATGGGTCTAGTGGTACTTCCGGACAGGGCATCCTTACAGGTTATTTCACCGGCACAGGCGTTGGTGGAATGATTGCCGGTGATGCTGCAGGCGGTACAGTTAATAATCTCACCTTCTGCGGGTACAACGGTTCTGCATGGAATGAGTTAATGCGCTTGCGCGGTGATGGTAATTTGTTAGTGGGGACTACAACTTCTCACTCCAAATTAACGGTTCAAGGGCAAGGTTCGTTTGGTTCTACCGGTTCTGGCGGAAACGGAATTTACCTGTACATCAATAACGCGCTGTCCGATAATTCATATTTATCTAGAGGGTCTGCTGGCACTGGAACAACCACTTGGTACATCGGTAATCAAACAATCACCACTTCGTCTGATGAAAGACTAAAAGCAAATATCGCCCCAACAGAACGAAATGCACTTGAACTATTGCAGCAATGGGA